AAGAGATTACCTGATACCAAAAGTTGCAACCACATTTGACGGATTACATCATTGATGGTTTCTTTTGAGTTAATTCGGTAATCATTTATATATCCACTTCCAACACAATTTCTGATTTTAGAATCAATTGCGGAATAATGGATTGGTGATGCATTCAATAACAAAAACAGTTCCTCAACAAACATATTGTCAGCACCCCAACTTATGAACGGTGTGTTCCTGTTAATATTCTCTGAGAATCTTGGAACTGATATTGCTCCGAAATTTAATTTTTCTATGTTAATCATAATTTTTAACCTTCGTATATTACGTAAATATCAGGAGTTCCTGAATAGGTGATGGGTTGAGTGGATGCGGAGTAGTTAACCCTTCCAATTGTTTCGTATACCACATCATAAGCAAGTTGTGGATTTGTGTTTCCTGATAATGATGTTGACTGTTCCCATACCTTAACATAATACTCCCCATCCAATAAGTGAACATTGGTTTGTCCTGTGGTAGTTGCTCCTGTCAGATACGCTTCAGGACTATTCAAATCAATCTTAACGGAAAACAAATCATAACCTGGCGCATAGTTCACTGTTGCAGGGATTTGATATGGTACATATCTGAATACCTGTCCTGACAGTTTATGCTTCCAAGAAAACAAATAACACACAGGACCTGTCAGCATTTTGTTTCTGCTGCAGGTTGCGTTCATATCGTTTTGTCCTTCGTTAAGTATTATCATATTATTTTATTTCTTTATACTGGTTGGAAGTTTAAGTGTTCATCCAAGAACATATTACCATTTACGATTGTTCCGTAATATGCTGTTATTTCATTGTTGGTAGGATTGAGTGAACCTGATTTAGCGTATACTGAACCACCACCTGTGATTGTCGCAGTAGGAACGGTAAATGAACCACTATTATCAACATAGAATTGAATTCTTTGTCCTTCTTTCCAGTTGATAAAGTTTGGAGTTGTATTTGCTGTAATAGTGAAATAGAACAAAGTTCCCAATGAACAATCCACATCAATACTACCACCAACAGAACCTACGTTTGTTACACCGAAACTTTCTGTCTTGAAATTATGTGAGTTTTCAACATGTGTGGTATTATCATATAATGCTGTTCTACCAGTTGTTCCAAGCATTACAACATCTGTTTTACCAGATATGGTATTACCTGAACCACCAACCATTACATTACGACTACCACTACCAGTTATTGTATTACTTTCTCCTCCAATAAAACCACCATAACTTGATGTGTTATTTGTATTACTTTTTCCTCCTAAAAAACCATTATATGAACCACTATTGTTTCTCATATTATCACCACCATAAATACCATTATAGTTTCCCGATTCAATATCACCATCATTACTGATACTATGATTGTATGATGTAATAATTCTATTATTACCACCTATTGCTGAAGAATATTCACCAGCCATAACGTGATTTTCACCAATACATATTGAACCAAAACCAATATTGAGGTTATTTATACCAAAAATATATCCAGTTGATGCTCCCAAAGAATTATATGCCCCAAACATTGCTCCCCATCTTTGACTTGCGTTTGTTGTTGAATTATTTTTACCAAATACAAAAGCACCAACACTATCAGCACCACCAGTTGCGGTATTTCCTTCACCAAAAACTACATGCTGTGTTGATACATTACCTACGGTATTTCCTGTTCCAACAACAAAGTTGGAATATGAATCAACAGTTTCTGTATTTGTTCCACCCCTTGTATTAAATTGTGTTGATTTGGTTATATTGACCTCTGTAACAGCACTTGTAGAACTATTCCATCTATACGGACTTGTATATCCACTATACTTGAAGGTTTCAGTTTCACCGCTGTTATTCATAACAAAGTACCTAATGTCCGCAGCGGTGCCGGTATAAGAAGGTAAAGCACTTATTTTTACGTTTGCCATCGTTTTTTTATTTTTTTAATTTTATTTTTTATGTCCAACCTATTGATACCATTGCGGTGGTGTATGACACAGATTGACTCGCACTGATATTCAAATTTCCTGGACTTACTTGTTTTATACTTCCTGCAGAACCTGTTAAAGTTGAATTATCATAATCAAAGTTTTCATTAACACCTGTCCAAGTTATTCTATTGTCTCCATTATTTTGTCCTATTGTTGAAATAACACAAGTGTTTGCAGAAACTCCTGTCAAATTACAAGATAAAGATAATACGGGTTCTCCAATTGCTGTATTACTAACAGATGGAGTATCACTCAATATATTTTCTAATCTATAAACACCAATAATAACATTAAGGTTAGAATCAAAATTTAACACAACATCTGTTGTTGTTCCTGCTGTTATACGAGCATAAATAACTGAACAACCTATTTGATATGCTGAAGCGGATAATCTATTTGCTGTGATTCCACCGATTGTTGCTCCTGTTAAGTTACTATAATCAATTGAAAAACTTGAAACAGTTATTGCTATTAAACCAGGTCCTCCTATACTAACACCTGAATAAGAACCACTTGAACCACTATATGTACCCATATAAGTTATTACACTTGATAACAGACAATTTTCATATTCAAGATTATCATTACTTTCAGTTTGTATTGCATCTGAATTTTCAGCCAGTAAATAACATGTCTCAACAGCAGGTGTAGAACTTGGAGTAATAGTTGGAGTAGGAGTCGGAGTTGAAGTAACTGAAGCGGTTGGGGTTGACGTATTAGTTGGGGTAACCGATGGAGTTGATGTATTAGTTGGAGTTACTGATGGTGTTGAGGTATTTGTCGGAGTTACAGTATTAGTTGGAGTTACAGTATTAGTTGGAGTTACTGATGGTGTTGAGGTATTTGTTGGAGTTGATGTTAAAGTCGCTGTAGGAGTAGGGCTACTTGTATTTGTAGGTGTGATAGTTGGGGTTACACTTGGGGTATTGGTATTCGTAGGAGTAACCGTAGGGGTTACAGTGGTTGTTGGCGTAGGTGTTGTACAAGTAATAACTAATTGGCAAGTTTGACTAAACGCTGAAAAGAACAAATCATAAGTTCCTTCATAATTATCATTTGTGTAAGTATATGGTATTGTTTGATTACCCAAACTAATAGTTCCCCCACTACAAGGATAGAAGGTAATATCGGCTATTTGTCCGTTATAGTTCGTAGATTGTAATTGTATCTGTGTTGCCATATCTTTAATTTTGTCTTCCTAATGTTGTTTGGAATGCTACAACTGCGGTATTGTAGTTTGTCGCATCTGTTGCGTCCATACCTAAACCTATTGACGCCAAAGCCCAATTTCTTTGACCGAAATCTGCATAAGTTCCATTATTATTATTTGATGATATTGATATATCTACATTTGAGCCACTACCTATTGTTTTTGCTCCAGATGCTAATAATCCACCATCTCTATAGATATATGATGTTCCACCACTATTAGAAACCAGCCAATTTTTCTTTGTTGAACCCCCATTAGCGGTTGTGAAGAAACCAGCACCAACACCAATGTATACTGTATTGTTTCCATCAAAAGAACTAATAAACGCAAAATCTTGACCGCTTGTAAATCCACCCATATCATATCTACCACCAGAAAGGTTCTCTGTAATATACATTGAATAGTGAATTGAACCACTTAATTGGAAATTGATTACTGATGGTATAATCCCTGTTTTAGCATATCCATTACCACTTGGTTCAGCACCACCTGTGGTATGAGCCCAAGTCCCATTAAATTGTAAATTATATGTTGTTGGGTCTTTTAAGTTAAATGATTGAGTAACACTTGTAGTTCCAACAACTGGATATAAACCAATCATTTTTCCCCATAAACCATATCCTTTTAAGTCAATAACTAATGTATTAACAGCACTTTGTTCTGTAGTTGTTAAAGTTCCACCAGATGCTGTTATTGCGTTAAAGAATGCTTGAGCATCAGGGTCAAACGATGGACCAGGACTTGCCGTTGGGGTTGGGGTTGGACTACTTGTATTTGTCGGTGTAATCGTAGGGGTAGGACTTGGAGTTGGTGATGGTAATTCTGTATAAGTAATATCACAAGCAGGAGCAGGTGTCCTTGTAGGCGTTGGAGTAGGAGTTTTGGTATTTGTTGGGGTGATACTTGGAGTAGGAGTTGATGTATTGGTTGGAGTAATTGTTGGGGTAACCGATGATGTTGGAGTTATTGTTGGGGTAATACTCGGAGTAGGCGTAGGAGTAGGGGTACTTGATGTTGGAGATGGTGTTGGAGATGGTAATGGACCATCAGGGACAAATGAAGTTATGATATCATCAATTGCTCTCTGTTCTCCCAAATAAGAGGAAAATCTTTTTCTATAAAATACTTGAGCCATCTTTTATTATTTGTTCTAAATCTTCAATAATTTTATCTATATTGACATCACAATCAGAGTTTCTTACAAACTCTTTTTTCCTGATTTTATCTTTTGAATAAAACTCACAATCAATATATACTTTGCAAGTATCCAAATCCATGCAGACCTTTTTAATCTTGTAATTGTCAAAATAAACCCCATCTATCTGAATCATAATTTTATATCCAAGCGGCAGATACCAATGAGTATGTTAGATTCTGACCCCAAGATGCACCAATTCCAAATGTTCCTGATGCTGCTCTTCTTATACTCGCTGATGACATTCTAACTGATTCTTGAGGGGAATCATAATCTTCTGTTGGTCCTGTCCATGTTACCGCATCTGACCCTTGAAGCATTAGAGAAGCGACAACACAAGCGTTTGCTCCAAGTGATGTTAAACTTGCACTTGCTGATGTTCCACTTTCACCATCACCCGTTGAATTTACCTTATTTACAGTATCACTTGAAATGTTTTGTAATCTGTAAACTCCTATTCTACAAGCAACACCAATATTACTTGATAATGTAACAACAATATTTGTTGTTGTTCCTCCTGTTATTCTTCTTGATGCAATACCACTTATTATACTATTTTGATTAGTTCGTTGAACCGCAATTGTTCCATTTGTTCCACCAATACTTACAGATGAAATACTACCTGGATTAAGAGTATCACATTGAACAGTAACAACAATTAAACCTGGTCCACCAATATTTGCATTATTGAATGTGTATGTTTGTTGATTGTTATCATCACCACCAGTTGTAATGAAGGTTATAGAACTAACCAAAGGTGATGGAGTAGGTGTACTTGTTACCGTTGGGGTTACAGTAGTCGTTGGGGTAATGGATGGGGTAACACTCGTAGTTGGAGTGTTAGTAGGTGTTGTGGTCACCGTTGGGGTTACAGTAGTGGTTGGGGTAATTGAAGGTGTTGGAGTTACCGTAGGAGTTGTTGTAGTGGTTGGAGTAGGACTTGGACTTACCGCTGATTGTGGAACATTTCCTATAAATCCACCAACCCATACAGGACCTTTACCTGATATTCCCAACGCTTTATTGATTGCGTCTCTTGATGGTCCGTTAATGTTTGGTTTCGCTGGTCTAAGAGGTCTGTACATCTATTTTTAATTTAATCGGCTTTATGGAAAAGGGGAGATTTTACCTCCCCTGTCCATAGTGTTTTTTATGAATTAGGATTGAAATACGAATCCATTCGCAGTCAACATTGTGTCTAATGCTGATACTGTGCTTTGAGAAAACTCTCTGATACTTGTGGGTTCACCTCCAGACATGGTCAACGCTGATGCGCCATTAATGTCCGTATATGCTGTGCCCGTTCCCACTGAACCAGCGGTAACCTGAAGTCCATTATCAATACCCACAGCCCAGAATCTGTTGTTGTTATCTTCAATAATACAATAAATTGAATTTTGAGATACCAAGTCAACAAAAACGTCTCTTAGTTGAGTATCAAGTTTTGGAAGATTGACGATTATTTCAGGTTGGAATGTAACTGATTGAACAGTTGTATTCACACCCAATGTTTCGGTCAATGAACCTGCCTGCTTTGGAAGTTGGAATAAGAACCAGCTGCCTTGACCACTCATTGAAGTAATTTTTGAGTTTGTTACGGTGTAACCACTGATGTCGTTACCAGCACTTCCCAAAACCCACATATTTTTGATACCACCTGTTGAAGATGTTCTGCAGTCAAGGGTGTAACCTGTTGATATATAACATGATGCCATAATTTCTATTTTTCTTTATTTTTTTTTATTTTATTTGGTCATATCCTCCCATCTCCATACCTTTGTATTCAGAAAGGAGGATATAAACCACAAGATTATTTACAGATACAGAAAGACGCAGGGTCAAATGCTCCGTAACCGTAAGTTACCATTGATTGTAATTTTACGATGTTCTCAAACGGGTCGTAGATTGAACGTGTTTCCATGATAGAAGCGTTCATTCCAACGAAGTGGTATGATGCAGCACCTGCGACATACGCATTAGCACCATCCAAACCTACAGTTGGAACTACTCTTACATTACTACCCGGTAAAATAACTGACCAGTCAGCACCTACCGCAGCGTCCGCTGAGTCAAACGAGAATAAGTTCACGAAACTTGAATTTCTCATACTTGAAACCAAACCTCTGTAGTTAGCGTAAGAACAGAAGATAACTAAATCGTCTCTGTGTAATACGTTATCAGGGATGTTTTGGTAGATAGTAGTGAAGACATCAAGACCGTTGTTTGCAGTTGCCGCTGTGTAAGCGATTTGTGTTGCTCCGTTTCCTGAAGTGATTGTTGCCAATACCCCGTCAAAACATGCAGAACCGTAAGTTCCACCTGAAGTAGTTTTATTGTTCCACAATTGCTTCTCAACTTGGTTTGCGATTCTGTTTGAGATATCAGTCAAAATAACTTCTTCAAACGGAATTGATTCTTGGAAGTTAGAGTTTGATAAATATTGACTCAAATATGTGTCATACAAATCTGTAGGGCATAATTGGGTATTCAT